AATCAATGGCAGAAACTTACTTATTTACGATAATTATTGTAAATGAAAAGTATGAAATTATTGATGGTCAGCATAGATTTGATGTTATTCAAGAATTAAAACTTCCTTTACATTATGTAGTTTGCAAGGGATATGGATTAAATGAAGTACACATTTTAAACCAAAACTCTAAAACTTGGACAAGTGATGACTATTTAGATGGATATTGTAAGTTAGGATATAAAGATTATCTGAAATACAGAGAATTTAAAGAAACTTATGACATTGGACATTATGAATGTATGTGGTTACTTAATGGTTCTCAATTATCAAACCCTACACAGGTATTTTTTACAGGAGACTTTAAGATTAAAAACTATAATGAGGCTTGTAAAATCATTGAAAAAATAATGCTTGTTGAGCCTTATTATGATGAATGGAAACGTAGGTCATTTATTTTAGCTATGCTGCAATTATTTAAAAATTCAAACTTTGAACTTACTGAATTTTTGCAAAAATTAAAACTGCAACCAACTGCAATGACTAATTGTTCAACTACCAATCAGTACGTTTCCTTAATAGAAGAAATATACAATTATCGCAGACGTGAAAAGGTAAATCTCAGATACTAAAAAAAATTAAACAATTTAAAAAATAAGTATTATATTTGCCTTCATAAACACCACAAAAAATGAAAAATCTTATTAATCAATTTAGGTAGCATAAAAAGTATAGTTTCGCTATGCTGAGTATGTGGTGTGCTCATTTATGCTACCTTTATTATATACAAGTTATCGGATAGCTTTAAACCGTTATATTTATGGAAAGAATGAAAATTTTATTTTACGGCACAAACCGAAGTGATAGTCAAAATCATACTATCGAAGCATTTTTAAATATTTTTGATGAAATATTTATTGAAATAAATAATGAAAATTCGTATAATGGATTAGACTCACAGTTTATTTGCCTAAATAAAGAAACTGCTATAAAGCTAGTCAAGGAGTTAAAAAAAGCTATTGGACAATTAAATAAATAGCTATGGATATTTACTCACTTTCTAGAAACTTTTGGGATTATGCTTTTGAAAATCCTGAAAAAATAAGCCCTAACCACGCGGCTATTTACTTTTTTGCTATTGAACATTGCAACCGTTTAGGCTGGAAACAAAAATTTGGGTTTCCTTCGCAAATGACAATGGATGCTATTGGAATAAAAAAACACCAAACATATATCAGATACTTTGAAGATTTATGCGAATGGGGATTCTTTAATTTGATACAAAAATCAAAAAATCAATACTCTGCAAACATAATAAGCCTTAAAACTGCTATGCCAAAAAACGGCAAAGCATTGGACAAAGCAATAATAAAGCATACGGCAAAGCAAACACAAAGCAATGGTCAAAGCAATAGTAGTATAGATATACCAATATACCAAGATACAAATATACCAATAGACAATAATACAACATTTCTTACATTTGAATCATTTTGGGAACTGTATGATAAAAAAGTAGACAGTAAAAAATGTAAGGATAAGTTTGAAAAGGTAAAAGAAGCAGATAGGCAAAAGATACTAGAAACTTTACCGTTGTATGTAAAAAGTACACCAGATAAACAATATAGAAAAAATCCTATTACATACCTAAACAATGAAAGCTGGAATGATACTATCGTAATAACTGAATCAAAAGCAGAACCAATAAACCGTTTAAAGGTAAACGACTATCCGCCTGGATATGTTCATAAAACTTATATGCAACGAATGGATGAATATTTATTGGAAACACAGGAAGCTAATCGTTTGAAAGAATTAAAAATGCAACAAAATGAGCCAGAGTATTAAGATAAAAAAAGTAGGCTCAGATAGAATCTTTGAAATAGATATTCATAAGCAAGGTGAGAATGCACAGCCTTGTCCTGACTGCGCAAATGATAGGAGAAAAAAGAGTGCAAAATCATTTAGTTACAATGCGGAAAAAGCTCAAGGATATTGTAATCACTGCCAATCTCGATTCCATGAATACAAGCCATATTCAAAAGAGGTTATATATGAAATTCCAAAGTTTGAAAACAAAACTCAGCTATCTGAAAAAGCGGTGCAATATGCGCACTCTCGAATGATTAATAGTGAAACCATTATCAAAATGCAAATAGCCAGTGCGGAAGAGTTTATGCCGCAATCAAATAAGATAGAACGCTGTATTTGTTTTCCTTATTTTAGGAATGGTGAACTTGTCAATGTAAAGTATCGAGACGGTAAAAAGAACTTCAAACTATCTAAGGGTGCCGAATTGATATGGTATAATTATGATGCTATAATAAATACCAAAGAGATTATAATAGTTGAAGGTGAGTGGGATGCACTTAGCTTTATGGCTGATGGATTTGAAAATGTTATATCAGTTCCAAACGGTGCGAACGTCGGCAAAATGAGCTACTTAGATGAGACCATAAACCTATTTGACACTATTGAAAAAATCTATATTGCGGTGGATAATGATGAAAAAGGATTAGAATTAAGAGCAGAATTAATAAGACGTTTTGGATTTGAGAAATGCTACATAGTAGAGTTTAATGAGTACAAAGACGCTAATGATTGCCTAATGAATAACGGATATGGAGTCTTAAAAGAGTTCATTAACAAAGCCAGAGTTCCAAAAATAGAAGGCATATTAGAAGCTGAAGACTATTTATCCGACATTATGGACTTATACGAGAAAGGAATGCAGAAGGGAAAAATTACAGGTTTAAAATGGTTAGATAGTTTAATAACTTGGGAGACTAAAAGGTTAGCAACGTGGACAGGAACGCCTTCATCGGGCAAAAGTGAGTTTGTGGATATGGTAAATTGTAAGCTAAACTTTGAGCATAATTGGAAGGTAGCATATTGGACGCCTGAAAACTTTCCTACTCAATACCATTATTCAAAGATAGCTGAAAAACTAACTGGCAAAACATTCAAAAAAGACTTTTTAACCGAAGCTGAATTTTGGGAGGCTCATGAATACATAGCTAAAAACTTCTTTTGGGTTAACCTAGACAATGACTTTACACTAGATAATATATTGGATAAGTTTAAATATCTAGTCAAAACAAAAGGCGTTAAGATATGCGTTATTGACCCATTCAATAAATTAGAATACAGGCTTGGAGCTGGTCAAACTAAATTAGACTACATATCTCAAGTGCTCGATAAAATTATATGGTTCGCAAAGGTTAATGACGTTCTAGTTCATTTGATTGCACATCCTCGCAAATTGGAAAAGGATAAGGACGGTAAATTTCCGATGCCGACAATGTATGATATAGCAGGTTCGGCAGACTTTTGGAATAAAACCGATTATGGAATTGCTATGAGCAGAAAACAAGATGGGAATAGAGTATTCATAAACAAAGGTTCTATATCAGTTCAGAAAGTAAAGTTTAAAAATCTAGGTGAGCAAGGTATAGCAGACCATTGTTATAATTTTAAAAACGGAAGGTTTGAAGAAGACTACCAACCTAATGATGCTACGGTAAATGAAAGCTCAAGCTGGGATAATCACAATTGGATTACTGCAAAAAATATTGACCCATTTAACGATTAAAGCATTTAGTATTTTTAACTTGCACTAAATAAAGAAAACATTAACTTTGCAAAAATTAATCACGATGAAAGAAGTCACCGCAGTACAATGGTTAATTCATCAACTTATAACTGAAAATGAAGTTAGCTTGAAAGGCGAGAATTATAAGCTATTTGAACTAGCAAAAGAAATGGAAAGGCAACAGATTATTAATGCCTATGAATATACGGCAGCAGGAACAAGCCATTATGGTGAGCAATATTACAACGAAACATTTAAAAAGAAATAATATGAGTACAACATTCGGAATACCAAAAGAGCCTATTGATATAGAGCTAGGAGATGCAGATGGAATATTTTACTACATCAACCCAGATATATTTGAGAAAGTATTTTTTAGAACTATGAACAATAGTAGGTGGCTAAATGATTTAGCTAAATTTTTGCCTAATGAAACAAAAGTATATGCATTAGATAACACTCAGCAGGGAGTATATACAATCTCAGATATTAAACAACTAATGAAAGATGCCGAAAGTAACGATTGAATTTAACACTATTGAAGAGCAGCATGAACTAGAGTTATGTATTAATGCTAGTAAATGGTATAGTATAGTCTGGGATTATAGCCAGTATTTACGCAATAGATTAAAGCATGAAGCATTATCAGATGACGCTTACAAAGCTATAGAAGAGGTTCGAGAAAAATTACATGAACTACTAAACGACGAAGGATTAAAACTTAATTAAAACAAAACAATGGAATTAAAAATAAAAGAAATAATCGAGCAAATAAAGCTACTTAATGATAGCGACTTTGAGGCTATTAATAATATAATAGACGAACAGGACATGAACGGAGAAACAAAGACGCTAGCGAACTCTAACAGACGTATAATGACTTTATTCACCCAGTTATATTGGCAGATAAGACAAGAAAAAAATAGGTTTATAAAATAATATTGTGAAAATCTGCAAAGGAACTGGAAAAGCTAAGGGCAAAGGCTGCGGAAATCAATTGCAATATGCTGAGCGCGGTGGTATGAAAGTCTATTTTTCAAAATACGGATTAGGTACAAGCGGCTGCCGATGCTTTTATTCATGGTTTGAAAGTCCTGAGCCTATTAAAAAAGTAAGTAATAAGCGAAGTAGTGAAAATAAAGAGTATTTGAAAGTTAGGAAAGTATTTTTACAATCATTAATGTTTTGTCAAGTTAATAGCTGCAAACAATTGCCAACGGAGGTACACCACAAAAAAGGCAGAATAGGCAAACTATTGACCGATACTAGATACTTTTTAGGAGTATGCAGAGAATGCCACAATAAAATAGAATTAGAACCGCTATGGGCAAAAGAAAACGGATATTCATTAAATAGATTGGACAAATGAAACATAACGAAAGTAAATTACAGATAGCCTGTGTGAATTGGTTTAAACTTCAATACCCAATGTATATTCTTTTCTCGATTCCAAACGGAGGTCGCAGAACTTTGATAGAAGCCAAGATATTAAAAGCTGAAGGTACTATGTCAGGCGTTGCAGATTTGTTTCTAATGTATGGGAATAAAGAGCATAACGGACTATTTATTGAAATGAAATACGAGAAAGGTAGGCAGTCAGATTCCCAAAAGTTATTCGAGCGAAAGTGCAAAATATTTAACTTTAAATACACTATCTGCTATACATTTAGTGAGTTTCAAAACACTATTAACGATTATATAAATAATAAATGATACTAGAAACAATATTAAAAGAGCGCCAAAAGCAAGGCTATACAGTAGCTCAGCTAGCTAAACTCATAGGAAAATCAGAGCCGACTACACACCGATATCTATACGGCGAAGTCAATATAACTTTAGAAGACACTTTGACTATTTGCGAGTTTTTAGGCATCGAAATTGACCTTAAAATCAACCCAAAAGAGCGTAAAAAGAACTTTTTTTTACTAGCTGAATAAAATATTTTAAGTTTTATCTTATTATAAATCAACAACTTAGATATATTTAAGTTTTTTTAACTTGCATATATTTAAAGTCGATGTATATTTGCACTATAATTAATCACAAAATAAAAATTAATCACATGACATCAACAGAAATAATTAAAGCAGAATACAAAAGAAGAACGGATTTAGTAAATGACCTTAACTTTAGAAAACAATGTGTTAAAATGGCTAAAGCATTAGGAATAACAGCAGATGAATGGAATAAAGATAAAGTTCATATTATGCTAATATTCGCAAACAAAATATGTCAATTAGAAAATCAAGCGGTGTAAAAGCCGCCTTTTTAATCAATTAATCACAAACTAAATAAATAATCATGTTAAAAAATTTCACAAACAATTTAGAAGCGACTGCATACGGTTACGCCTTAGCAGCATTAATTACCTCAGAAACTGACTGGAAAGCAGAACCTACTATCATAGCAGTGTCCGCAGAAACTGATAGCAGAGTCAAACTTATAGTTAGTTATGTAGCTGGATTAACCAATTACGGTCATGACGAAGACGAATGCGATGACATTATCGAGCTAACTACATTCCACTTTATAGACATCGATTCTATTGACCTAGTTACTGAACTTGATAAGTTAACTAATTTCTTTGAAGGTTTGACCTTTGACTCTGAATATAACGGAAAGGACGATACAGATAACCTTTAAAATTATAAGAAATGAACATATTTAATCAAACATTAACCGAACTAGATAGCCTTATGGATAGCGCACAATCTATCATAGATAAGTATAAACCAGCTGACAAGCCATGCGAGAAACTAGAACTACTAGAAGACATTCAAGAGTATTTCGAGCGCAAAGAAAATCAAAAGTCAATGCCATTATGGTTGACAGTAAGAATCGAAAAAGTAATTAATCACAATAAAACCAATTAACAATGAAAAATTTATTCAAAGCATTAAGCGACTTCCAAAACGAAGTGCCAATTATTCACAAAGGAACGCAAGGTTATGGCTATTCATATAGTGACTTGCCTACTATCTTTCCTGTCATTAATCCGCTATTAAAAAAGCATGGGTTAGGATTTACCCAACTAGGTCAGGGAACGAGCCTTAAAACGCTTATATTCCACATTGAGAGCGGTGAAACTATTGAAAGTATATTTGATATACCTCAAGGCGTGCAATTATCTAAAATGAATGACTTTCAAGTTCTAGGTTCTGCAATAACTTATATGAGACGTTATGCGCTTAGTTCGGCTTTAGGAATCATAACTGACAAAGATACTGACGCTGGAGGTGAGCAAATAAAAGCGGATATTGATAAAAGAATATTAGCGTGCAAAACTCAAGGCGACCTAACTAAGTTATTCAGTGAGGTCAACCCAAAAGATGCAGGTACAATAGAGAAGTTCACTAAACGTAAATTAGAACTAAGTAAAAACAATTAATTTAAACAATAAAATCAAACAAAATGACAATAGAAAAAGTATTAGTAAGTCCTGCAATAGCAGAAATTTTTTTATCTAAAAATGTAAAAAATAGAACCATTAGACATTATGCGGTGTCTAAGTATGCAAAACAAATGCAATCAGGTGGATGGCGTGAAGACACTGGAGAACTTATAAAGTTTTCAGAAAATGGAAACTTAATAGATGGTCAACATAGATTGGAAGCAGTGGTATTATCTGGAGTTTCAGTTTATTTTCATGTAGCTAAAAATTTAAAAGAAAACATTACAGATGTATTAGATACTGGCTCAAATAGAAGCTCAGCCGATGTATTCAAATTAAACAATGTACAGTATTCTGGTTCAATGCCTTCAATTATTCAGCAATATTACGCTATGAAAAATAATAGAATAACTGCAAGAGGATTACATAAAGATGAAAAACTTAGCAATAGTGAACTGCTATCAAAGTATTATGAAAATAGTTTATTTTGGGATAAAACAGCTGCAAAAACAACCTATCTATATGAGCAGTTTTCTAAAATTCTATCATGCGCATTAATTGGTGGTATGTATGCGCACTTTTACGATATATGTCCAGTTTCTGCTGAATCATTTATAAATCAATTATGCACTGGTGAAAATATTAGCAATAAAACTATTTTAGTTTTGCGAAAAAAACTAACAGATGATAAATTGCAAATGAAAAAAATACCAATTGTTGCAAAGTGCGCATATATGATAAAAGCTTGGAATCATTTTAGGTCAGGAGTTGAAGTTTCTGTATTAAAATATAATCCAGATAATGAAAATATAAAAGCTAAATAATGGAAAATAAGGGCAGATTTTCAGCAAGTGGCGTTTCAAAGTTATGCGCCGAAGGAACTGGAGCTACAAGACTAGGGTATATCTATGAGATTGCTTTAGCTTTAGTAGACTGCAAACCAGATATTACGACCAGCGCTATGTATCACGGTATAAATAACGAAGCCGCAGCATTAGATATATTGATACAAGAAAAAGGCGGTCAGCATAACTTTAATTTTGAGACTGGCAGACAGGAGTCATTCAAAGTCAATGACTATTTGAGTGCAACGCCAGACGCATACGAGCAAGGTATTTGGACAGGTGACGCCAAATGCCAATACTCAATCAAAGGATTTTTAGAGCAAAACTCCAAAATATCGAAAGCATATAACTACCAAGTTCAAACTCAGATGCTCGCATTGAAAGTTGACAAAGCCTACCTAATTAACTACCTAACTAAGCCTGAAAAATTCGGACAAGATGATTGGACTGAATATCCGTTTCCATTAGAAGACCGTTTTTATATTCACGAGATAAGCAAAGATGAGGATATCTGCGACGAGATTTTGACTAAGGCGGAACAATACCACCCTTTAATAAATGTAGCTTATCAGCAAATGGCAAATGCTACTATTTTAGATGAGATGGAGTTTTTCTATAATCAGCTTAAAAATGGCGTTTACTATAAGTCTCTGAAAGATTACTGGGTGAACAACGATACGGAAGTATTTAGATTTGATAACGAATTTTACATAACCAAAAAATAAATTTTAATCACATGAAACATTTAAGACCATTACACTATTTACTATTGATAGGCTCACTTATGCTATCAAACCTTATTTTTATTTGCACTACTTTTGATGTAGCTCAGCAAAGAGACGAATTAAAAATATTCATAAAAGACCAAAAGGAAACCATAGACGGTCTCTATGAGATTTTAGAATACAAAGACAGTTTAATTAATAATCAATATATTTGCACAGAGTTTTGTGATTAATTCTCTTTGGAGGGTCGGCTGGGTGCAAAGCCTAGCGACCTTCTTTTTTTAATCACTTACTAAAATTAATCACAAAAAAATGAACATAGACAAGTTAGAGAGATTTAGATACGTTTTAAGCCTTACAGATTGTACGGAAGACCAAATAACAAGTCCTTCAAGAAGAAGGGAGATAGTTAATGTTAGGCAGATGCTAATGTACTTTTGCGTAAATGAATTGAGAATGGGGCTTAGGGAGACTGGCTCATTCATGGGAAACAAAGACCATAGCACAGTTATTCATGGTCGGGATAAGTTCATGCAAATATTATCACTGCCACATAAAGCCAACTATGAAGCGCAAAGGTACAAGTCAATTCTAAATAAATATCATGAAAAATATGGACAAATGCCTAAAAATCACTATATTTGTGCAGATAAAATACTAGATAAAATGACTGCTGAGCTGGTAGAATTGAAGGCAAAACAAAATCAAACGCCGATTCATACGGTTGTAAACAATGCAAAAAAATCACAATTGGAAAAATATATCAACTTAATAACAGACATCAAAAATGAATACGACAGACAAATGGATAAAGGAGCTACATATATTGGAACGACTGCAATCAATGTCCAATCCAAACTATATGGACTACAAAATCAGAGCTGCTGAAATTAAACTTATCAAAAAATTTATTCAATCATTAAACAAATAATCAAATGTTAATTAATTTCTATTTAAAAGAAGAAAAAAAGTGGATTACTATTTCAGTTGACGAGAAAGTTGACAATTACGGAAACAATGTATCTGGATGGATAAGTCAAACCAAAGAGCAAAGAGAAAGTAAAGCATCTCGCACCTATGTAGGTAACGGTAAGGTCGTATTTTCAAAAGCCAAAGAGTATCCAGTAGCACCGAAACAAGAATTTAAGTCAGACGATAAGACTCCTTTCTAATGGATTTAGAGCAATACCGATTTCATAAAAAAATGCCTATTGAGCCAGCTATTAAGTGCAAGGCTATGATATTAAATCCAAGTCGATTGAAGGGAGCTACAAAAGAAATTGAATCCAATGTGGAGCTATTTCACACTTCTGGATTAGCTCATGATAAGACTATAATATTTATGGCACGAGTTGGTAAAGAAATAAAACCAGTAAATGAAAAAAAAATATGTCAATAGATAATTGTCCGGAAGGCGGTGACGGGTTGCTAGTATATCCGCTAAAAGATTTGATACCACTAGATATTGCTAGGTGTTCTAATAAAGAATGCGAAATAAGGCACGAATGCGCTCGATACGAGCAAGTAAATATAGATAAGCAATATATTAATAGGATAGTAAGTTTCGGAGCGTTTGAGCCTATCAATTCAATTTGTAACTTTAAAATAAATATATGAGTAAATACATTTTATTCGGTTTGATTATCTTTGCCTTAATGATAGCCTACCTTATTCCACCAACTGACTCTACTAGGTCAACAGATAAACTATACTTTGAGTTTAAACAAAAGGATAGCTCAGTAACTGCCGACGGATTCTTAAGATACAAAGGCAAGTGGTGTCCGATAGTATTAAATGACTCAATGGCGGTCATATATGAATAAATTAACCAACTAAATTATAAAAGAATGAAAAAGCAATTAAATTCTACTTACTTAGTAGCAGAGTATTTAAAGGAAAACAAAAAAAGCTACATTCATGACATGAAAAAAAAATGTAAAGCAAACAACGTAGGAGCAAGGGTAATGGCACTAAGGCGTTCATTTGAATGGAAAATAGATACTATTTTAGAGGGGTACAAAGATGGCGTTGCTATATGGTATTATAAGTTAGTAAAGGCAAAAAAAATGCCAGAGCAGTACAATTTAAAGTCACTTAGCAAAGCAAATGGGTAAATTTGAATTAGCTGAAAGGATACTAGCCATTTTAGACGAAGCAGATTTAACTGACTTTGATAAGATGGCTATTATTGTTGAAGTGAAAAAGCGGTTGGTAAGGGAGAACAAAATGAGAATGCAGCGTGAAATCTATGAGCAATTAAGAAAAATTGATTAATTTTGCTTTATGAATGGAGTTCCGCTAGAGGTTTTGCATCACCAATATATGTCAAGTCCGCTAGCTAAATATAGATTAACCTATGAACAGTTCGCATACTATTACACTAAATGGATAAACGAAAAGATAAATGAAGGATAGAATAAAGCAATCAATTAAGATAGACTGGCAAAAGATTAAACCGCTTCAGCCTGAAAATGTGAAGCTACCGTACAACACTCAGCATCTTAAAAAGTCCTTATTAAAGTACGGATTTTCATTACCATTTTATGTATGGGAAAGCGAGGGTGAATATTACTGCATCGACGGACACCATAGGCTCGACGTATTGAACGAACTAATAGCAGAAGGTCATAAAGTACCAAAGGAATTAAACGCAGTAGAAATCGAAGCTAAAGACCGTAAAGAAGCTATATCAATTCTAGTATCTGTGTTTAATCAAAAATCTAATCCATTCGCAGAGGAATACCTTATTGAGTTTTTAGAGGTGGAAAACATAGATATTCAAGAAGTCAGTATTGAAAGTGTTAATGTTGTAGTTCAAAATGTAGGTGCGCTCGGAGATTTTGAAAATGAAAATACTATAGATTATTCAATATTGGATGATGATGAAGATTTTCTAAAAAGCCAAACAGAGCAAATGTCGGCTGGAGTTAAGAAAGCAATACAGATAGAATTTGAAAATGAACACTATGAAGAAGCCTATCAGCTTGTAAAGTTTTGGCGTGAACAAAAATTATATGTAGGTGGGTTCTTAATGGAAAAGCTAAAAGCAGAAAAGGAAAAGTTATGATTTGTTTTATACCAACAAAGGGAAGGTTAAATACTAAAACTTACAAATTGTTTCAAGACGTTGGTATTGAAGTAAAGCATTTTATCGAACCACAAGAAATTGAAAAATATGAAGTTCCAAGCAAAGTATCCATATTAGAAAACGATAAAGGGATTGGGTATGTTAGAAACTTTATGCTAAATTACGCAAGGAAAAATAATTTTGAATGGGTTTTAATTTGTGATGACGATGTAGACCATTTTGGTTTATACAGAAATGGTAATATAAAAAAAGACGCTTCAATATGGAATGAAATTTTTGACAAAGCAAAACAATTACCCTTTGAATTGATAGGTATAAATTATAGACAATTAGCTTGGACTGAAAAAAAAACTTATTCAATAAATAAAAAATTTGCAGAAGTTTGCGTTCTAATGAATGTAAAAAAAATTAAATGGGATTATAGATGTCAATTTAATTTAAAAGAAGATAGAGATTTTGCCTTGCAAACAATTAAAAACGGAAACGGTATTTTGAGATTTAATAAATACTTTTTTAATTGTCCAGACGTAGGCAGTAATTTAGGGGGGCTGCAAAATCAATATAAGGCTAAAAAAGACGAAGAAAGCGCAAAAAAAATGTGTAAAGAATGGCATCCGTTTGTCACCTTAAAAAGAAAAGGTCAGCGTATAGATATGAAAACTGATATAAAAGCATTAGCAACACATTATAAAAAACAAGTAAAATGAAAAGAATTGATTTAATAGCAATAGACCATAATCGTAAAATAGGCGAATCGTGTGAATATATTGAACCAAATGTAACAGAAGATTGTATATTTTATGCAGATGGCGAACCTGTAGGGTTTTATCTAACTAAAATGCCTGAAAAAATGTGCAAATTAGCTGATTTAGCCAATTCTGAATTAAGGACTAAAAATGTACCTAAAACAGAAATGAAAAGAGCACCTACAGATGGTATTGATGAAAAAACAGGAAAGTATAAATATAAAAATGTAGTATTGCAATATTCTACAATAATCGGTTCTGTACCTCCAAAGCCACATATGAGAAGAAACTATGCAACTTTATCAAGTGTTCACGGAGTAAAAACAGCACAAACATTTATAAAAGCTATGCTATTATTAGCAAAAGAAAGTGAGCAATTAATAAAAGAATTATTGCCAAAACAATATGAGCAGCAACTTGAATTATTTAAACAAGTGCCAGAAAAATGGAAGTTTGGAAATCTGTTTACAAGTTCTATTTCAAATTATAATATTTCAGCACCATTCCACCGCGACGCTGGCAATATAGTTGGAGCAGTAAACGTAATTATTTGTAAAAAATTCAATTCAAAAGGTGGAGATTTGCACGTTCCAGATTACGGAGCTACTATTGGTCAGCAAGACAATTCAATATTAGTTTATCCAGCGTGGCGAAATGTTCATGGGGTGACTCCAATTATACCAACTTACGAAGGAGGCTATAGAAACTCACTTGTATTTTACCCATTAAAAGCATTTGTAGGATTAGAAGATTAAAAATAATAACCAATGTCAGAATCAATACATCACCCTAAACATTACGGAGGGGACAATACCTACGAAGCTATAAAAGTAATCGAACACTATAACCTAGACTTTCACTTAGGGAACGTATTAAAATACATTCTAAGGGCAGATAAGAAAGGCAAGGAGCTGGAAGATTTGAAAAAAGCACAATGGTATCTGAATAGGAGAATAGAACAGTACGAACATAATCTAGATATAAAAAAATAAACAATGTCAGCTAAAACAGAAACTTATGTATCATTTATAGTAAAAGAGCTTAAGAAAGGAAATGTAAGTAGAGATGTATGTTTTAATTTACATAAAACTGCCCAAAACTGCCCAAAACCACCCTTAGGGTTAACTCAATTCAAAACATATTGGAAATTAGCTAATATAGAGTACAAATCGTGGCTAATAGAGCAAAATAAAGCAGAAGACGAGATTATAGTCGATAGCTCAAAAAAACTCCTTCAAAATGGCTTAGATTCAAGAGATGAAAGAGTGTTAAATATGCAATCATTGAAAAAGAGTATGCAAAGTATATTGGATAGCGGAGTTACTAAAGAATCTTTTTATGATTATAAAACAAACTCAGCTAAGTCATTTGAAAGACCTATAACAATTCAAGAGTCTACTAAATTAGTTGAGACTATTAAAAACTTAGATGCTGAGATTAGCAAAACTCTCGGTGAATATGCAGCTAAACAAGTCGAGCAAAAGAATACTCACGAGATGATAGGACTAGCAGCCGAGTTTGTGGATAGGTCATAATGCATATTAATAAAGTTCAATTCGATAATAAGTGGTTTAATCCACTATTCCATATACTCTGGGATATTGAAACTAAATATCCTAATATAAAGCACGTTTACATCTATGGAGGTAAGTCATCAACCAAAACTTATACGGTTGCACAATTCGCATTGATTAAAGCAGCGGTGTACGGTAAAAATACACTAGCATTTAGGAAAGTATCTGACCGCATGAATGAGACGCTAATAAGCACATTTAAGAAGGCAAGGCGAACAACTAAAGTAGAAGCTGCAATAAACGTAATGGATAAAGAGTTCAGAGCAGCAAAGGCACACATTAAGTTTAAAGGATTAGATAGTGAGGATAGCGCAAAGGGAGTAGAGGATTATTCTTATATGCTATTTGATGAGCTTGACCAATTCAGTCAAGAGGAATATGAAGAGACTAGATTATCATTTAGAGGTGAGGTATCTAAGATGTTTTTCTGCACATGGAATCCAGTTAGTGAGCATTTATGGATTAAGCCTTACTTAGACAGGATAGAATGGATTGATACCGAATATAAGCTACCAAGTCCAGAAAGTTTTATAAAGATGTCCGCAGACGGTGCAAGGTTGCTAATTAAAACCGACTATAACGATAACTATTGGTCAGTCGGCTCACCTTGCGGAACTTATGGATATAAAGATGATGCACTAATAAGAGACTACGAACAGTTAAAGACATACAATTATAATAAGTATAGAGTAGTGGTGCTAGGTGAATGGGGAATAACGGAAGTAAAAAGTCCAGCGGTACAAACCTTTGACGTTAGTAAGCACGTTGGCAAAGTAACTCCATTAGAACATACGCCTTTATTATTTTGGGTTGACTTTAATATTGACCCTTTAGCCTGTACTGTATGGCAGATATACCGAGAGGACGGCAAACATAAGATAAGAGGAATAAGGGAGATAACCATTAAGGCTAAGGAGGGTATTCATAACACTCAGCAGCTAATAGACCTAATCAAACTGCAATACGCAACTAAGCTACATTCAATATGCTTTACAGGTGATGCTACAGGTGCAATGGGTAGGGCAGAAGGGTTATCTAATTGGATTCAGATTAACAAAGCATTCAATCTAGGGAGACGTTTGCAAGTTCCTAAATCAAATCCAAGTGTATTGGCATCTATTGACTTATTAAATTATGTATTTTATAATCACCCAGACATATTACTAGATGAGAGTATGACCAATACTATCTTTGAATTGCAGCACACCGAGAAAGATGACAAAGGACTAATTAAAAAGGATAGGAAGTTGGCAGAGCAGCGAGCAGACTTTATAGATACCATTAGATATGGCATGAACTTTCACTTTATGTTACAAGATGACATCCAAAAAAACCCACAAAAGTTTGGCATAAAATAAATATCTTTGCAGTATGAATAGTCAATTAACTGAAATACTCTTATACTCATTGATACTGTCTTTATACATCAATGCCTTACAAATTATGTTCCAAGCTGAAATGGTATTGAACTGGCTTTATACATGGTTAGAATCTAAGTTTAGAAACCGAAAAATAAAAAGCAAATGGAGAAACCATGAAGGATTACTATACATAGCTAAACCATTATTCGCTTGCGCATCGTGTATGCCTTCCATTCATAGCTTACCTTTACTATTTATACTTCCTTTCTGGAAAGTCGCTATAATAGCAGTTATAAGCATAACCATTGCAACTTTAATTAATGATAAAATATTTGAATAATGCCGACACTATGTGAACCGATAATAGAACTATCTATCTGCGACAAGAACGTCAAGATAGCTGAGAACATTCAAGACCTAACCTTAATTGTTTATAAGGGAAACCAAAGACAATGTAGCTTTGAGATACCTAGCATTGCTGGTGACATAGTGTTAACCGATACCGAGATACTAGAGTTCGGGAGTACCGCTCATACCTTCAAACTATATTTAAAGTATGCTGACAATAGTAGAGCTAACTTTCAGTATTATAATTGTGAAGGCGATGAGATGCAAAGCGAAGTTATTAGATTAAGATTTATTGAATGCGGTGATTTAAACGATGTACTAAATGAAATTTGCTAGTATAAAAGAAAAGCTATTCCCTAAAAAAGTAGATGTAGGAGGTAGAAGCATTCCAATGCGATATGCCTTTACAGGTGCAAGTGGTCATAATTACTATCATTATATTGACGCCGCTAATGATATGAACCCGGCTAGGTATATTGAATATTACTTACCAATGGTCAAAGAATACTTTTTAGGTATTAAGCGAACCGAGTTAGATATATTCTTTAATAAGTGTAAGGGATATGCTAATATAAAGCAATACGAAGCAGCTCACCTAGTAATGGAGGAGAGAGCAAAACTAAACCTAGATACAGGAATTATTTATGATATAATGAGCGTTCTATATCTGAGAGGTGACGAGAAAAACGAATTTGTTGACCAATTATTCTTACAGGAAAAATCTAAGGACATTAAGAACACAATGAGAGCAAGTGGAGGGGCTGATAATGGTTTTTTTTTATGTCCCGAGTTCAGGAACTTTTTAAAGTCGGCGAATCTATCGGACATAGACTGGAGTTCATATACACGAATAGCGGAAAGGAACATAGAGATATTGGAGGAGACGTTGAATTTAATCCGCAACTCAGACCAATTCAAGAGTATAACGAATACACCGAAAAAATAAAAGAGCAGTTGGTTTACATTTGTCAAAATGTAGACGATTATAATAGAGTATGGAACGGAACGATGCGAGACTATTACTTTGCGCTCACTAAGTTCATTCAAAGCATACCAAAAGAAACCAAAAAATCCAATAAGTAGCGAAGGCTTTAGGATATTTCATAACATTTAAAATCATTAAATATGATAGATGAAATAATAATAAAAGCCAGATTAGACACTAAACAAGCCGAACAAGAATTTGACGAACTCAAAAAAAAGGGCAATTCTACAATATCTGATATTGAAAAAAATGAAGTCAAATTAAAGGTAGACCTAGACACTAAACAAGCAGAAGCCAAAGTAAACAATCTAAATAAATCATCTGGATTACTAGGTAATATAACTCAAAAAGCAAAAGAAGGTTTTCAAGGATTAGGAAGTTCATTAGCTGGTGCTTTAAATCCTATGACTGCCATTGCTGGGGCTGGCGTTGCAATAGTAGGTACATTTTTTAAAATGATTGATGTAAATAAAAAGTTTCAACAATCATTAGCAGAGTTGCAATCTATAACAGGAGTAACTACACAAGATTTACAATTTTATAGAAATCAAGCTCAAGAAATAGCTAGGGATAAAACATTAAGCTCAAGTCTTGAAGAAACCGTAAATGCTTTTAAATTAGTAGGTAGTGCAAAACCTGACTTACTGCAAAATAAAGAAGCATTAGCTGAAGTAACTAGACAAGCTATATTATTAAGTAAAGCAAGTGGAGATACATTAGAGAGTTCTGTAAATTCTTTGACTGGTACATTAAATCAATTTAATTTTGGAGCTGAAGAAGCTGGCAGAGTTATAGATGTATTGGCAGCAGGTTCTAAGGCTGGAGCTGTAGCTATTCCAGACCTTTCAGCAGGATTAGAAAAATTTGGAGCAGTTGCAAAAGCTAATAACGTAACTGTAGAGCAAGCAGTTGCATTACAAGAAACATTAGGAGACAAACAAATACAAGGAGCAGAGGCTGGTACTCAATTAAGAAATATTATTTTAAAGCTAGCAAATGCAGGTAAAGGATATGTAAATGGTCAATTTGATATTAATGCAGCATTAGAGCAAACAAGAAACGAATTTCAAAACATACAAGACCCTGTTAAGCGTTCGCAAGAGTTAACTAAATTGTTCGGATTAGAATCAGTAACTGCTGGTCAAATATTATTAGATAGTACTGATAAATTTAAGCAATATACTGCTGCAGTAGGTGAGCAAGGTGTAGCATTAAGTCAGGCTCAAACAAATACTAATACTTTTGATGGTGCATTAACTAGACTATCAAATAGCTTTGAAGCGTTATTATCTGGAGGAGGTAATTTATTAAATATATTTACACCTTTAGTAGACGTTATAGCTGAAGCACTTCCAAGTATAGGTAATTTTTTTACTCAATTAGGCACTGCAATATCTACATTTTTTAGTGAAAGTCAATACGTTCAAAAGGTAGGTGAACTATTTAGTGCTTTATTTAATACTGTAAAAGAAGTTAGTATTGGTATATATAATGCCTTAGTAGAAATAGGTTCGGCATTTGGATTAGGTCAAGATGGTGCAAGTAATTTTGCAAAGGTTTTTGACTACTTGCTTACAAATGTTAGAATAGCAATTGATGGTTTGATTTTACTTATTACTAATTTCAAAGATGTATTAGTAGGTGCATTTCAAATTATTGCACTTCAAGTTAAATCATTTGTTAGCTTTTGGAAAGCTATTTTTGCAGGTGATTTTAGAGGTGCGCTTAATGTAGTCATATCATATTTTGATGGACTTGCAAACATTGTAACCAAGACCTTTGATAAGGTTAAGCTAAACGTAATAAATGCAATTTTAGGTATAACTGAAACTGTAAGACCTATATTAGAATCATTGGGAGTTGATGTAAATGGACTAACTAAAAACTTAAAAGCTCTTCAAGCTGAATTAGGTAAAAAACTTCAAAGCACTGCAAAAATAACTACGGTAACTGATAAAAAGAATTTATCAACTACAGCCGCATCTACAGCTATAACTACAACTACTACAGATGTAGCAGCTACAGAAGGTGAAGAGAAAAAAGCGAATGATGCCGCTAAAAAAAGATATGCTGAAGCTGTAAAAAATGAAAAGGATGCTAATGATAAAATAATAAAAGAGCGTAATAGATTAATAGACGCACTTGACAAACCGCAAGAAGCTAAAAAAGCAGAAATAGATACCTTAACTGCTCGAGGCGCTAGCAAAGAAGAGATAGCTAAGGCAAATGAAGAGCTTTTGCAATTAGAAATAGACTATGCTAATAAGGTAAATATTATACGTTCAAATGAAAATCAAAAATTAACTGCAAAATTCAAAGAAAATATAGATGCTAGAGATAAAGAAATAGTTGCATCATTTGAGGAAAACAAAAAAATATCAGAAAATGAATTAAAACTACAAAATGAAAAAATAAAAAATGCAATTGCAGCATCTCAGATAGTAGATGATTCTACATTAAAAGAATTGCAAGCTAAAAAGCAATTACTATCTGAAACCGAAACATTAAACGATAAAGAAAAGGAAGATAAGGAAAAACAATTACTAGAAATTGAGGCTTTAATATTGCAAAGTCAAAATAGAATTTTACAGTCAAAGATAGATGCAGCTATAAAAGCTGGAGCTGCTGAAAACGGTGAGCTTGTAAAAGGATTGCAAGAACAGTTAAAGGCAAATGAGGAACTAATAGATAAGAATCAAAAAGATATAAATAAAAACACAAAGAAAAATCAAGATAAGGCAGATAAAGAGCGTCAAGATAGATTAAAAGAAGCGGTTAATGAATTAATAGATTTTGCTCAGAACGGAATACTTTTACAAATAGGAATAAACCCTGCTGATGTAAACAAAGTAAAGGGTACTCTTGAAAATTTAAAAAAGACCTTAGAAAAAGAAGGTGCAACTCCTGGAGAAAAAGCAGCAGCCGCAGCACAAGCCGCTGGAGCTGTAGCTCAAACCGTTTCAAATACTTTATTTGCTGCCGACACTAAACGTAGAGAAGAAGAATTAGCAGCCTTACAAGTTCAGCAAGAAGAAGAACTAAGGTTAGCAGGTGATAACGAGCAGAAAAAGGATTTGATTAGACAAAAGTATGCTTTAAAGGAAAAGGATATTAAACGTAAACAAGCCGAAGCGGATAAGCGTAAAGCTATATTTGATGCGATAATTAATACAGCGGTTGCGGTTGTAACTGGATTTGTTAAAGGTGGACCTATACTTGCAGCAATAGCAGCAGCATTAGGAGCGGCACAGATAGCACTAATATCAGCGCAGCCAATACCAAAGTTTGCAAAGGGTGGAGCAGTTCCAAGTTCAGATATAAATGGAATGATTAGCGGTAAGCCTCACGCTGCAGGTGGTGTATTAATAGAAGCCGAAGGGAACGAGTTTATAACTAGACGCTCACAAGCTATGAAAGGAGACAATCTAGGCTTATTAGAGGCTATAAATATGTCAGATAGTGAGAGAGACGCATATATCAACAGACACTATGTAATGCCAGCACTACAGGCTAAGGAAAGTGAAGCGGCTAAAAGCTATAGGAGTTCAATAATAGAAGCGGAAAACAATTTAATAGCAAGGGTTTCTAGTTCTACATTAAAGTCAATAGATAGAAGGCTAGTTGAAACCAACCAAAGCATAAAAGGACTAGCGAAAAAGGATTACACTTGGTAAAAGGTTTTCTGATTGCATAACTCTAAACACTTATACACGTGGTCGATGTCTTCTTGGACTTCCATTTTAGCCTTTTTGCTGAACTTAGAATACTTCAGCATTAGCTTTTGGTCACGTGGATTAAGATGTTCTAGTTCGTTGCATAGCTCCATACACTTTTTAAGTTTAGATAGTTCCTTCTTTGCGACCTGAGCTATCAGCATTTTGTTTGCCTTATACTCATAGATAACTCCCAGCTCACCTTTGTCTATTTCATAGTATTTGGACTTGTCTATGCGCCTAAATTCAGATTGACTAAGTATTTCAGTTTTCAAATTATCAATCTCGGTCAGGCTCGAATAATCATCGTATAGGTTATAGACCTTAGACCCAGTTATTTTATCATAAACTTTTGATTCGACTCCAAAAGAATAGCAGTTATAGACTGCGAGTATATGAGGTGTGATTGTGTACATTTATTATATTTTTTTCAAATGTAGCATAATAACTTTTTAACCATTGTTAAATATACTAAAATTGTTTAGCGTCTTATTGATGTAATAAAGTTGCAACTATATAAAAAGTTTAGTATTATGTTTAAATTTTCGTATTTTTGCACCTATGGAAGTTACAGAAATAGTTATTAATGGCATTATAATAACCACTATAGACAAGCCAATAGGCTTAGAAGTGATTAAGTTATCATTAGATAGAGACTTTCAATACAGTTGTGTAGACACAAAGATAGAAGCAGAACTAAAATTCTATTGTGCGAGTGGCAAAACAGAACTAGATGCCGAATATGAGAGCAAAGGCGTGGAAGGCTCAGGTTATATAAAAATAACTGATAGCTGCGGAACTAATGCAGAAACTTACCAATTTGATTTAGACTTTAAGAAGTATAATAATCAAGGTGAGTTCACTACAATAGGACTTATTGATGTGAATAGCTTATGGAAAAAAGACTTAGACAAGGAATTTAACTTAGACACTTATGCAAATGGAACGCCAACTAACTTCGCCACTGATTTTTATGTAAGAAATTTACAGATAGATTATGATTATAGTAGTGAAAATGTATATGCTTTACAAGACTATGACACAACAAATACAGAACATAGATTTCAAGGTCAATGGATAATGCCAAAAGTAAATACAATTAAAAACGAATTAGAGGATAGTGATGGATTAAATATGAATTACTTTGTAGTAGGACAAACTGCATTAAGGAATGTCTATGTTAATGATTTAGCTGGTGTAACTACATTTATATCAGGAATTGGATTTAGTGCAACAGAACCTCAAGAAGTATTTCACAATAAAATAGATAGTGGAATTTTTGATATAACAACGGTAAACACAAAGGCTACATTAGATTTTATAGATATATCAAACATTGATACAAGAATAGCATTTATAAAAGAGTATATTTGTGTTGGTAAAAAATATTTGGAGGCAAGGTATATAGTCCAAAATATAGTCGCAAATCCTAATATATCAATAGTTTCCACAACTCCTACTACAGTAGTAACTACTTATAATAAAACATATACAGATAGTTTTTTTATAGATTACGATGAAAAAGTTTGGATTTTTTATAGCTTAGACTATCGAAGCATAACTCCAAGTGGTCCAAATGAAATGGATTTTAAAAAAATACAATATACATTAGAGAATACAGTAACGGCTAAATATACAGTTACAAAGGACACTATTTCAACTATAACTAGTTCTGCGGATGTAGTGCCATATCATACACTTATAAAGGCTTACTATGGTCAAACAATATTAAGTACAATATTTAATTGCGCTCAAAGTTTTGCACAATTCCAATGTTATAATGACTTATGGTTTAGTAGGGGAGATTTAGTAAGAAACAAAAAAAATAGAGCAGATACTATAGTAAAGGCTAGCGATTTCTTTAGGGAACTTGAAAAAGTTGTATGCTGCGGACTTGGATATTTTTATGACACGCCAACTCCACAAAAAAAACTAATGACTGTATATGATTTCTATTCCGATACATTGGTTCCAAGTCAATATCAATTCTCGGATAGTGATTTGATAGATGGCATAATCGAAATAGCTCCATTCTTAGCACCGTATTACAAAGAAATTCAAATAGGTTATAGCAATTCAAAAGACACTCCTAGAGACTTTTGTAAACAAAATAGCTATTCAATAGACAATGATAGTGATTCAAACTATTCAAAGGTAAGTGAATTTATAGCATCTCAATATATAATAACAAAAGCACTAAGATTAGGAAGTCAAGAAGAAACATTGGAGTTTGATGACAATATATTTATTTTATCAGGTGGTCAATTAGGAACATATAATGCAACTTTAAGTCAAACATCTGGAGTTTTAGCAGATACAGTACTTGCTACACCTATTAATGGTCAAGGAATAAACAGACGCTATGCAACCGTATTCAATCTATTTAGACACCTTTACAAATGGGGGTTTAGTTTATTCGCAGATAAAGATACGCTAAATGCTAAAAAGTACGAAGGCAATAGTATTTATGATTATGCAATACAATACTTATTAGGAAGCCCAACGCCTCCATATACAGCTCTAAACGTCTGCAAACTTCCTGTATCTGAATTGGTAAAAGTAGATAGGACAATCGATAATATAAATGATTTGATAGAGAAAAATATCTACGTACCTAGTCAGATAACATTCAAGACTGCAAAACTATCTAGTTTGGATTTAATAGCTATGAGAGCGCACCAATACGATTTATTTAGCGTTAGTGACGGAGTGAATACATACTATGGTAATTTAATAAGCGCAAACCTAGAAGACGACGTAACAGAAATAAAATTATTAAGAAGATTTAAAGACGGAATAATATGAGTATAACATTAGGAGGTTACACAGTAGAAACCAAAAAGACAGTAGGTGAATTACCAGCAGGCTCTGATAATATAATAGCAGAAACGCCATGCGAGGAGACTATTAGTTTAGCAACGGTGCAACCTAAATGGAAAAAGATACATGAATATACTAGGACAATAGCTTCAACTGCTAAACCTTTGGGAGGTTGGGAAATTGTACCTACATTTAGAACGATTCCAGATGACGTATTTGCAGACGGATATGACTATGAGGTGTCTTTTAATTTTACATATATAGGCTCAAGTCCTTCATTAAATGTTCAATTGCAAAGATTTTCATATACAGTTGGGGTCAATAATTGGTTTCAAAATGTGATAACTGGCACATCAATAAATATGAACGAATCCAATTGTGGAGGTAGTTATGCTAATACTGCGAGAGCATTAATAGTAAGTGCTGATGACGTAGTTCAATTTGGATTGCAGGTTACATTTTATATAAGACAATTGATACCAGCCAGTATAGAAATAGAACTTTGTGGCGGTGGCAACGTAATACATTTAACGGAATTAGAAGAGACTAGCGAAGTTATAAATGTATTTATAGGAAGTGGTGAAGACCCATTAAGCGAGAGCGTAAATTCGACTAAAAGAAATACTACATATGACCCATACGATTTAGGAGCAGGTGAAATAGCTAAAATGCCTCAAACGTGTTTAGGTTATGGCGTTAATTATGTAGCCTCTCTATTCTCAAGTCCATATACTTCACCTCTTGATAAAACATATTGGATAGCGTCAGGAGTTTATGAAGCTAAGATTAATATTCCAAAAGTACCGCCACAGTCCTTAGATTTCAAACTTTATAACGGTGTTAGCTACATATTTAATGAAGATAGTGATGCTAATGGATTAGTAGACTGGACACCATTTACTTTAGGCGTGAGCGGTGTTAATACTTCACTACAAATATGGGACGGAGGAATCCAAGAAACTTCAAGTGCAGAGCAATTTCTATACCTTAAATATGATTTAGCTTCTTATGATTGCCCATGCGACGAGTGCGGAGATAGTTGTGGTGGTATTACAATTATATTTCACCAAAGCTGCGGTAATGCCTATCCATTGAAGTTTAATTTAATGATTCAAGAAGGTAACTATACTATAGAAGGTGAAACATTCACTCAAGGCGGTGCTATAATAAGACCAGTTACTAAGGTGAAAGCTACATACGACTTAGTGCTTAGTGAGTATTCAGATGAGACATATTTGTTATTAATGGAATTGCTAGCAGATAATGTTTTGATAGAAGTAGTGGACAATATAGATACTTCAAATCCTACAACTGAATACTATATCGATACTGATTCTTTGACTCCGACTTGGAATTTCAACTCTAAACTAGGTACGATAGTTATTCCTGTAATTAGAAAGGATACGATAAGAACTAGCCGACGAAATTGCTGCGGATAAAAAAATATTATTCAAATTAAAAAATAGTTTGTATATTTGCAGTCATATTGTACTTTGGTAGGTCCAGTATTAAGATATTCAGCGTTAAAATTTTAAAAGAATAAGACGCCCTAAGCCTTGCAGGACCTACCCTTTGTGCAAGGCTTTTTTCTTTTATATCAGTATGGGTTGTATAGTCGAACCAATCAAAATCAGACTTAAATAGCTGAGTAAATTAAAATAAAAAGTAGTGTAAAACATTGATATAAGACTAGCAAATGTCCACTCCTGACAACTAGCAACTACAAACCGAAAGGGAAAAATCAATGAACGAATAGATGGTTAAAATCCATGCCACCTTTAAAGTGGAAGAGAGCGGAAGTGTTTACATTGCTTATTACTTGCCATAATAGAAACTAACTATAATTATTCAGTCAGTGTCTAATTGTAGAGAGTAAAGGAGAAACTATGTTTAATTAAGATTAAGATTAAAAAAAATAAATTTGTATAAATAAAAATGCACTATATTTGCAGTCAAGACATAGCGAAGATGTCGGATATTTTTAACTTTAAAATTTAATTAATATGGCACTTTGCACAACTACTTGCGACGGTAAAACAATGGTCGCATACACAGAACCAGATTGCAATAACTTCTATGCACTCGGTAATTCAACTTCGGTAGCTTACATTCTATGTGAAGATACCAACGACCTATTAAAAGTAAACTATACAGCTTCAGGCGCATGGAATACAGCTTTAGCTGGCGTTGATTCATTCAAAGATTTGAACGTAATTGACAACGTATTAGTAGCACTTCCAGAAGGTGAGAACTTGACTATTGAGAATCCAATGAAAAACGGTATTCCTAACTTAAAGACAGGCGAATCTCACACAGTAACAATCACTGACCCGAAAGTTAGCTCTGACAATCATGATTTCTATAACATGATAGACGGAAAAACTGCATGGGTGGTTATAGCTTACAATGACGGCAGAATGCAAATAAGTCCTAGACCTATGATGCTAATGGTTAAGTCTCCAGGCATTGAGTATGGAACTTCACAGAAATTCACAGTTGAAGCTCAAGTTAACTTCGATAGAAATGAGTATTGGTTAGTCTTTGACACTCAACCAGCAGGTATCTTTAAATTCCAATAGTAGTTATGTGTTGCGGTAAACCAAAGAATCCAAACCCAAAACCTAAACCTATTAAGTGGAATTAAAAAAATTATTAAGTATTGCTAGAAAAAAACCTCAAAAGGCTGAACGGTCTTTTGGGGTTTTTTATAGTAGTAAGTTTCCTACCGAGATTTACAAAATGAGACACCCGGGCTTAGATGCTAAGGAGTACGAATACATTGAAGAGAATTGGGTTAATCCTGTTCAAAAATTAGTTGGCGATGCTATCTTTGAAACTCAAAAGATATTCAATGATGACAACTATTCAGTGCAAACTAAAAATGAAACTGTAAGAGACTTCATAGACAACTATGAGATAATGAGTTTCTTTAAAAATATCTATTGGCAAAATATAATACTAGATTCCAATAGCGTGTTAACTTACCATATAAAGTATAGTGAGTTCATAGAAAAGCAAAGAGGTATTGAATTAGGGAATGAGTATTTACCACTGCACCCTTACTTAGTAACCTCTGAAAACATATTACATAAAGATAAAACTACTCTAGTATATAGAGTCAAAGGCGATAAGAGAAATAACTTTGTAGCCTTATATTATAATGAAGAAGGTCTGTTGACTTACGAACATTATTCGTATGATATAGCAGATGAAAGCACCGAGCCAATTCTATTTTGGCAGTTCAATAATAATCTAAACAAAAAGTATTACAGGCACGCTGACGGTCTTAAAATCGTTAATGATAATGAGCTAGTAATTAAATCATATTTTAGCCCTAGTGAGTCTATTTTGAGTACTATTATAATAGATTCAGTTAACGTAGGTGTAACCAAAACTAGAAGCACTTATCCTATTCCAGTTATTGTAGGCGAACCGTGCGAAGGCGTTGGCTGTAGAGGTGGTTTAGTCGATACGTTAGATAAGAATGGTAACTATTGTACTGAATCGTGCGAGACTTGTAAAGGCACAGGAAGCAAAAATCTATTCACTCCGTTTAATGCAGTTCACGTTGTAAGGGGTACGAATGCGGTTGAAAATAGTACGCCTCCAGCACCTCACGTTTATTGGGTTGACCCTCCACAGGGTGCGCTTGATTCTACACGTGCAGAAATAAGAGAAAATAGAGACATTGCTTTTGATTATATCGGTTTAAAATATTCCAATAGTGAAGTCAAAGGAAGCGAAACCGCTCTCGGTAAAATGATAGATAGGGAAAAAACCTACTCTACATATAAAATGTACAGTCAAGATGTTGAAATGACTATGCAATGGTGGTTTAATAACTGGACTGAGCTAATGTTTCCACTTGAAAAAGAAAGCGAAGTATCTGTATATGCATTTAATAATTTCAGAACTACATCAACTGCTGAGGTAAATGAAATATTCACAGCATTACAGAATAGCAATGCACCTCAATACATATTGATAAATTTACTTAGAGAGTACTATAATTCAATAGGTGAAACGGAGAAGTTTAAGATAGTCAATAAGTATTATCTATACAAGTCAGATGACATGACAATTAAAAAAGGAAGTTTAGGTTACTATGATAAGATTCATATCGTTATTTCTGACAACATAATGAAGTGGGTAGATGATGAGGGTATTATGGATATGAATGATTTTCAATTAGATGCTTATTTGCGAGAAAAAGCAAAGTCATTAATGGCTATGCCTGTAGATAGTAATGGAAATATAATAGATATTAATTATAACCTTTACGAACAATTGAAAGAGCAAACTGAATCAGCTGGAATGGAAGTTGAAGAGGTTGACGGTAAAGTTATAGTCACAGGAAGTCCTAGCGAATTAGGTGAAGTGAATATTGCTAACTTACCAAGCGCAAATAAACTTAGAGAAACTGTTGGAGGTCTTCAAGGTATTATCGAAATAGCTAAGGCTGTAGCAAGTGGATTGTATGACTTAGAAGCTGGTATTGCTTTGATAAGTTCACTCTACGGAATTAGCATTGAAGAAGCTAAACAATGGTTAGGAACTCCAAATATTAAAAATCAAGAAGTATTAGATAATGTCCAAGCCATAGTTACTTAATGGACTTTGAAAAAATATTAGATAAAATTCTTAACAAATTAAACGAGTATCAAGTCAGAGGCTCGTTTGTATTTGATATTGATAATCTTGAAAACATAGACAAGGTTAATGATATTATAGAAGAAGTCCTAAAAGAAGAGGGATACTATGATAAAATTAAGGACTATAGAAAGGTATTTGACGACAATTTAGCGGACATAATAAGCCAATATAAGTCATTTGGAACTATAAACACAAGGAGTTTAAAGGCATTCAATAACGTAGCCTTTGACAATTTCTACAATAATTTAGCAGTAAACGTAACCGACACCAATATAAAGCAACCTATTAAAGATGCTTTATTGCAATACGTTGCAGGCGGTGGAAAGTATAATGACTTTAAGTCAACCGTAAAGGATATACTCACCACTAAAAAGATAGAAGGGAATATAGACATAGTAGCTCGTGAATATTCGACTCAGTACAAGCGTGCGCAAGGTCAGATACTAGCAAATAAATTTAATATACAGTATTTTCGTTATTCCGGAACTGAAATAGAAACTAGCCGATGCTTTTGCGATCAGAGAATAGGGAATATTTACACCAAAAAAGAAATTGAAAGTTGGGCGGACTTAGAATGGAGCGGAAAAATAAAGGGAACTAATAGCACAAATATATTTCAAGTTGCAGGCGGTTGGAATTGTAGACATAATATTAGACCAGTGAGTGAAAAATTAGCTTTGTCTTATGGATTGAATAAATACAACAATACAGATTGCACTTTATAAAAAAAGCAATTTGCATTTTTAAAATAGTTTGTATATTTGCATAAAAATACGTTAATGGCAAAATTCTTAATACTAACAAGTCCTAATAAATCAAACATAGGAACTATAGCTGAGAGAAGTGAAGATTTTTACAAGCCTAGTTTTTATAAGATTTCAGATGAGGAGTTAAATAAGTTTATGGAAATGAGTGTTCATGCTAAATCTGCATTCATAGCTGAGAAAATAGAGGCTCAAACTATTACAGAGGTTAAAAAAAAAATAGTAGCACCTGCAGTAGTTGTGGAAAGTCAGGCAGAAAGCGTATCGGTTGAAACTCCAACTATAGAAGAGCAAACAATTCAAGTCGATTTAATCGATTTAACAGAAATAAAAGAAGAGGTTGATGCGGTTGCAGAAGTAGAAAAGCCAAAAGCAAAAGGAAGACCAAAAAAAACCAACTAAAATAATATAAATGAGCAAATTTCAAATAGTACCTAGCGAAGAGGGAATCAGTCCAGAAGATGCAATGCTTGAATTTAACAGCGTATACATACCGATTGGTAGTGTAGCAGAAAGATTTAGCGACCTTCCGGAGAGTGAAAGAAATAAATTGTACGGTAAGGCTGCAACTGCGGTTGATAGTCGTATAAACAAAGAAGCAAAAGAATTAGGATTGACATTAGAAGGCAAGTTGCATGACAATGTTGAAACTGTTCTATCAAATTTAAAGTCTAAGATAGCAGAATTGACCGAGTCTAATGCAAATCTAAAAGACAATACGGACAAAGCTACAAAGAATGAGATTGAGAAACTAAATCAAAAGATTGAAGACTTAATGCGAGTAAATGACAAGCTAAAAGGTGATTTAGATATAGTTTCAAATGAGAAGCAAAATATCGAAAAAGAGTTCACTCAAAAGGAACTGCAAATCATAATAAGCTCTAAGCTATCAGCTGCTAAAAATGAATTTGTATTGGTTGAGGATATGAATATAAGAGACGTTTGTTTGTTTGACGAGTCAAAGTATAGCTTTAAATTAGATGAAAATCAAAACGAAGTAGTGTACGATTCTAACGGACAAATAGTTTTATCTAGTACAAAGGCAGGAGCATTCGCAAACTATAAAGAAGTATTAGAATCTATTTATGTTAAGCGTGGAGCGTTCAAAAAAGTAACTGGCACAGGAACTATGAACGTGGATAGAAGTCAAAACAGTGCGCCTGTAATAGCAAATAGAATAGACCTATCTAGCAAAGTAACGCTAGGTAAAAAATAAATTTTCCGCCTACTTATATTAGTAGGTTAAAAATGCGGTTTAGAAAGCCTTAAATTTCTGATGCGGTCGTGATACCTTAACCTCACATAAAGCAAAAGAATAAATAAGCATAAACCAATTTTTTAACCAATTAATTATATAAAATGGCATTAGTATTAAAAAATAGTCTTCAAGATAGACTATCAAGTGTGTTTCAAACACAATCAGCATTAGGTGTTATCACCGCAAATCCTCAATTAGACGTTCCACTTTCAATAGCTATGAACGGTGAGGTAAATTCTTCAAGATTAGAAGGTAAATTACTAGCAGAAAACGGTCAGAAAATGTCTGTTGAATTGATATGGAATTTGCCAGAGTGCGGAGCTGCCGTTACAGGTTGTCCCACTGATTATTGTGCTGAAGGTGCTTCACCTGCAACTCAAGATTCAGAGACTTACACAATCACTTGCGATAGCACCAACACTTATTCTAAGACAGTTACTTTCGAGTATGCTGACTTCAAAGCTATGACAGCTTTAATGGATACGCTTCCAGTATTGGACGCTCCATTATCTGAGACTACAGTTAGAGGTACTTCTATTGAAAGCAAATTGTTTGAATTGATTTCTCTAGTTGACAAAGGTCATGAAGCTCGAATAGCTCAGTTCTTATTTGATTCAGTTCCTGCATCTACTTTCGGATTCTCTCCAAAAGAATTGGCTGACATTCCAAACAGAGCTACTGACAAGGGTAAGGCTGTTAAAACATTCGGTCAAGTATCTTCAACTGCATTCAATGAATTGTATAGCGAAGTTATTTACTCTGCTCAAACTGCAAGATACGGAAGCAATCCAATCCTTATTGGTGGTTTCTTATTGAATCAGTATCAGCAATTAAATCAGGCTTCTTGTTGTGCATCTACAGGATATGACTTGTCTTCAATCTTTGAAACTAATAGACTTCCGGTAATTAAATCTGACGCTTTAGCGAATGTATTCAATGCGGAATATTCTACTACTTCTTTGAAAAATATGCCTTGGTTCTTATCTTACGAAGCAGGTGCTGTACAAGTTGTAAACTATGCTCAATACAGAGGAATGTTTGAAGTATCAAATCCAATGTTCAGCAGAACTACAATCGTATCTCCTTTCACAGGTAGAGCAATGGACGTAGCATTCAGCTTAACTGCTTGCGGTACTAAAATCAATATGACTGTATCTGCAACAGAGGAGCTTTACACTAGACCAAATGCATTCTGCGAAAACGATTATGGATTCGGAGTGAATGGTATTCAGCAATTCGTAATCAAGAATTCATAGTGAACAATTGCTTTAGTTATTCTTTTATAAAGTGTGGGACACCAGCGTCAGGGGAAATAACCCTTGACGCGGTGTTTAACACCCTTAGCAAACTAGATTTATATTCTATGTTTGACAATCCACAGGAGGCAATAGATAAGGCTACAGAGTTAGCATATAACTCAATGGTAAGTGCTTTGCTTAG